GAGCGCGCACCTGAACATGGCGATGCCGGCCGACGCCGGCGCGAAGGTGCAGACGTACATCGACGCGTGCACGGTCGTCGTCGAGGACGTCGTCGGCCCGGTCATTCCGGTGCAGATTACCGAGATTCACTCCGGCGGCGACACGTCGATTTGGCTGCGTCGCCGGCCGGTGCTGTCCGTGGTTTCGATCACGGAGCTAATCGGCATGACTGCATACACGTTGACGGAGCAGCCGGTCGGGCAGGCGGTCGACAACTTCGGCTATTCGATCGACGATGCGGTGAACGGGAAGATCGTCCGTCGGTCGGCGGCGTCGACACCGTTCCCGTTCTACGGGAACACGGGCAACATCACGGTTGTCTACACAGCCGGCCGTGACACGGTGCCGGCGAACATCAAGTTCGGGCTCCTTGAGCTGTTGCGGCTCGCATGGCAGTACGGGCAGCAGGGGAACCGGCCGCCGTTCGGAGCGCTGTCCGCTGCGGGCGCCGCGGAGGAGTCGAGCGTTACGCCGACCGGCTTCCTTGTCCCTAACCGGGTGAAGGAGTTCCTGCAGCCGAGCCTCGACCTGCCGGTGTTCGCGTGAGCACGTACACGTCGACGCCGGCGGTCGTCGACAAGCTCGAGGCGCTGTTCGTCGCCGCGGTCGCGTCGCACGTCGACGTGCAGGTCACGGACGGCTTTCCTGGCACGACGTTGGCGAACGACATTGTCGCTATCGGCGGGACGACGTCGAACACGGAGGAAGGCACGTCGCAGCCGGCCGGGCTCGGCATTGTGTACCTCGAAGAAGACTACGTCGTGCATTGCGCGATCTCGTGCTACCGGGGCGGGAATGAGCCGTCGGTTCAGCGGGCGGCGCGCGACGCCGCGTACGCGCTCCTCGACTCGTGTCTCGACGCGGTGTACGCCGATCCGACGCTCGGCGGGCTCGTCGGGTGGTGCATTTTCGACCGGCACGACTTGAAACAGACCGACTACAACGACGCAACAAACGGCCGCACGGCGACCGTCTCGTTCACGCTGCGCGTGTATGCGCGGCTCAAGGTTCTCTGACGAAAGGGCGCCCGGCTGTGGCGAAGTTCCTAAATCTCTCGAAGGACGTGCGGTTCCTCACGCACGGCGTGCTAGGTGTTCGCGCGGTGAAGCCCGGTGACGTTGTCGAGGTCGCCGACGAGGTCGCGCAAGCGTACGCGTCGCAGCCTGGCTTGTGGCAGCCGGCGTGCGAGGTCGCGAAGGCTGCGGCGGCCGCGGTTGATCGTGCTGTTTTCGGCGCGCTCGAGGGTGTCGTCGAGAAGCTGAAGGGCGAGGCGGGTCCGGTTCCTGCCGCGACCCCGCCGGCAACTACTCCGGCGGCTCCGGTTCCTGCCGCGACCCCGCCGGCAACTCCGGCACCTGTCGCAGCCGCACCCGCGGCCGCGAGTGACGCAACCTCGGGAGAGACGAAGCAATGACAACGACCGGCATTCCTACCGGCCTCGGGGCGACTGTCGGCTTCGCGGCCGAGTCGCCGGTCGGCACTTTCACGGCACCCGGCCGATGGTTCCAGTTCGACAAGGAAGCGCTGAAGCTCAAGAAGAAGCCTCTGCAGGGGCAGGGCATCAACGGCGGCCTGTACGAGCGCAGCAAGCGGCGCACGTACGCGGCTCGGGAAGTGTCCGGCACGTTCGCGATGGACCTCGCCGACCGTGGCCTCGGGCTCATCCTGTCGCACATGATCGGTTCGACGCCGAACCTCGCCGCGGTTTCGCCGGGCGGCACGGTGCTGCAGACGCACACGCCGGGGATGCTCGTCGGGAAGTCGCTGTCGGCGCAGGTCGGCCGGCCGTCGACCGACGGCACTGTGAACGCGTTCTCTTACAACGGCCTGAAGATCGCCGATTGGGAGATCGCGTGCGCCGCGGAGGCGATCGCGAAGCTCACTCTCACCCTTGACGGCTGGGATGAGTCGACGTCGCAGACGTACACCGCTCCGAGCACGATCGCAGCGAATCAGCTCACGTTCGCCGGCGGGCAGGTCATGCTGGGTGGCACGCCGACGACCACGGGCGGAATCGTCACGGTCGGCGGCACTCCGACGACTCTCGCCGTCGTGAAGCAGGCGTCGGTGAAGTGTCAGAACGTGCTCGACACGGCTCGTTTCTTCCTCGGCTCATCGGTGAAGAAGGAGCAGCTCGACAATGGTTTCCGGAAGCTCACCGGTGCGCTCGAGGTCGAGTTCGAGAATCTGACGGACACGTACGCGGCGTTTTCCGCCGACACGCCGATGGCGCTGCAACTGAATTTCACGGGCCCGATTGTCGGCTCCGGAACGGACCATTCGTTCCTGAAGTTGACCATTCCTCAGATTTTCCTCGAGGAAGGTCCGCCGGAGGTCGACGGGCCGAAGACGCTCGTCCAGAAATGCACCTTCACCGGGCTAGACGATGCGACGAACCCGGTCGTCCAGTTCCAGTATCAGTCGCTCGACTCGGCGATCTGATCTAGTTCGACGAAGCCCGGCACGCGGTGTCTGTTCCTGCGTGCCGGGCTTTCCACATACCCCGCAACGACTTCCCGTACGAAAGGCAACCCGTGAAGGTCACGATTAACGTCGACGGCGACGAGTTCGACTTCGCGTCTGTGACGAAGGCGACGAACCGCGACGCGATGGCGCTCGAGGATGCGATCGGCGTCACCTATGAGATGTTCATGAAGCGGTTCGGTGAGCGGTTCCGGCAGATCGGGCAGGCGATCGCGGCCGCGCCGAAAGACGAGAACGGGCAGCCGATCCTCGACGACGTCGACGCGAGTATCTCGGCGCGCGACACAACCGCGCTCGTGTTCCTCGCAAGGCGTAAGGCAGGCGAGTCGACGCTGAAGTTCGACGACGTCGAGTTCGAGCTGGCACAGTTCGCGTTCGGTGTCGAGGGTGAGCCGGACGTCCCGGTCGAAGCTCCGGATGCGGCTCTGGCGGCCGCGGACCCTACGAATGGCAACGCCGAAGCGTTGCCTACGCCGACCGACGTCGTTTCCTCGCCGACCGTCTGACAACGAAACGCGCACAGTACCTCGGCGCGTTCGCGCACTTCTTCAGCATCCGGCCGTGGGAATGGGACCTCCTCGAATACTCGGACACGGTCGAACTCATGAAACAAGCTGACGCGCTGATCGAACTCGAGAAGGCGAAGCTCGAGCGGGCAGGGCAGGGGGTGTGAGATGCCGCGCGGCAGATCAACGGAATGGACGGTGAACACGACCGGGCTTCGTGATCTGTCGCGCGCTCTCCGGCGTATCGGGCCGACTCTCCCCCGGCAGCTCGGGAAGGCGCTGCGGGTGGGCGCGGAGTTCGTCGCGGTCGATGCCCGCGAACGCGCATCGTGGTCGAAGCGGATACCGGGCACGGTGAAAGTCGGCGGCGGCGTTTCTGCGGTGACGATTTCCGCCGGCGGTTCGCGGGCGCCGCACGCTGCAGCGTTCGAGAATCGCGGCAAGGAAGGCATGTTCCGTCACCCGGTGTTCGGCCCGTCGAAGAAACACGAAGAACCGGAATGGGTCGATCAGCAGGCTAGGCCGTTCCTGGCTCCTGCGGTGGAGGCGAAGGCGCCGCAAATAGCGGCCGCGATTGACGCGGCTATCGACGAGACGCTGAACACAATCTAAGAGGGGTGCGGCCGTCGTGGCTGACAAGAGGGTCACGGTTATTTTGGCGGGCTCCGCGGCGGGCGCCGTTAAGGCGTTCGAGGAGGCGGCGGTCGCCGCTGAAGGTTCCGCGGCGACGATGGGGAAAGCGTTCGACGACGGCACGACGAAAGTCGGGAACGTTTTTCAGCGGCTCGGTAAGACTCTCGGATCGTGGGGCCTGCCGTTCGGCGAGTCTGTTTCGAAGATGGGTGACAAGCTTTCCGAAGCGGAGACAAAGAGTCAGAAGTTCGCGGGTGTGCTGCAGTCCGTCGGGAAGGTTACGGCCGCGGTCGGGCTCGCCGGTTTCGCCGTGGTGGGCACCGAGGCTGTGAAGGCGGCGTCGAAGTTTCAGCAGTCCATGACGTTGCTTGTCACGGCGGGCGGTGAATCACAGTCGGCGCTGAAGATGGTTTCCGACGGTGTGCTGAAGATGGCCGGGCAGACCGGCACGAGCACGGAGCAGCTCGCCGAGGGCATGTATACGGTCGAGAAAGCCGGTTATCGCGGCGCCGACGGCCTGAACGTGCTGAAGATGGCAGCGGAGGGTGCGAAGGCTGAGAACGTCGACCTCGCGACCATGACGAACGCTGTGACGTCGGTTATGACTTCGTACCATGCGAAGGCGTCCGACGCGGTGTCGATCACGAATCAGATGGTCGCCGCTGCGGGTGCTTCGAAGACGACGATGGCCGAGTTCGCCGGCGCGTTGTCGACGGTGCTCCCGGTCGCTTCGGCGGCTAACGTGTCGTTCGCTCAGGTCGGCGGCGCGATCGCGACCCTCACGCAGCACGGCACGTCGGCGGATGAGGCGACACAAGAGCTGTCGAACACGATCCGGAACTTGCAGGCGCCGAATCAGGTCGCCGCTAACGAGATGGCGCAACTCGGCTTGTCGGCGAACGACTTGTCGACGCATCTCGGCTCGCGCGGCTTGACCGGCACCATGGACATGATCGTTACGGCGATCACGACGAAGATGGGCCCGTCGGGCACGGTTCTCCTGAACTCGTTCAAGGAGAACCGGGCGGCCGCTGCGGACATGCAGACGATGCTCGCGAAGATGCCTCCGGCGGTTAAGAAGCTCGCCGACGAGTTCATGAACGGCACTATTTCCACCGGCGCGTACCGCAAAGCGGTCAAGGCGTTGCCGGCGGATCAGGCGGCGATGGCGCTACAGTTCCAGGCGCTCGGGCAGAAAATGACCGGCTTTAACGATTTGCTGAAGTCGGGGTCGCCGGCGGCGCAAACGTTCACCGATGCGCTCAAGAAGACCATGGGTGGCGCCACGGGCATGAATACGGCGCTCATGTTGACCGGCGAGAACATGGCCGGTTTTCAGGCGCGCGTCAATGAGGTTGCGGACGCCGCGAAGAAGGGCGGCGATAACGTCTCGACGTGGGCGGCGACTCAAAAGAACTTCGCGGTTCAGATGGATCAGGCGAAGCAGACCGTGGAAGCGTTGGGGATCAAACTCGGCGAGGCTCTGATTCCGAAGCTCGAGGCTGCGGCGCGGGCGACGTCGAGTGTCGTCTC